TATGTCAAGCTTTTTCCTTAAGTTTTTTCGTCATGAAATTAACCTTGACTTTTAACGGTAGAGTGTCACAGAATGACAGTTCAATGACATCAGGTGTCACAAGTACTAACCCTTTCAGACCCATGTGTGAGGGCATTTTGTATCTACTTTTGAGTAATGATGACACCCTATCTATTAAAGTAAAGGTATTTGTTTTTAAATTCTGTTGAGTTTTTGCTGTCACTAATGTCATTAGGTATATATAGGTCTAAAAACATAGGTAAAAGTGCTTCAGAATAGTGTGTGAGGGTAGTATTCTTTACTAAATCTTTAATGACAGCAGTGTGACAACTGTGTGACAACGATGACGGCTACTGTCATTATTGCAATCTTAACAATCTACACCTTTTGACGTGTCAAGCACGCTGGATAGGGGGGCTACACGAGAAGAGGGATAGAAATAAAAGTTATATATTAGCGCCTTTCTTTAAGTTATCCTCAGCCGAGAGGTGTTGAAGGTTAGCGCAGCAGTGAAGACCTCCTTTAGATATAGGATAAATATGATCTACATGCCACCCATTTGGACAAGATTTGTAGATCTGTTTTATCTGTTCATCAGTACAGCATTTGCATCGTTGAGACTTCTTTAACGCTCTATACTTGGCCTGCGTGGCTGCCCTAGAATCTAAATTCGCCTTCCGCCATTTTTGGAAGTTCAATCTGTGTTTTTCCTTATTGGCTTGTCTCCATCTCCTCGTTTGTACTTTACACGTTTTCGGGTCTCGTACTCTGCATTTCTTACAGGTAGGACGATATCCATCTTTTTTGGTCTTATCTTTATGAAAACTCTCCAGAGACTTAATCTCATGACACTTACCGCAAGTCTTTATTTCTATATCTTCCATATCTTAATTATACACCAGATGATGATTATCTGCAACATTTATCTTATCCTAATCGTTTATATATTGCAAGGAAAAAACGTGAACCAGGAGGAGCGTACAATGGTAGACCATAGCAAGAAATCACTGGCCAAAACTCTCTATCTGCATGAGAACATGACGTTAGCGGAGATAGCAGAGAAGACAGGCATTAAACTCAACACATTAAAGTACTACGTAGATAAAGGCTCTAAGACAGAACCAGCCTGGAAAGACGCAAAGTCAGCGGGAAAGGATAATGAGCTTCTTGAGGTCTTAAAGGACGACAAGGGTAATATTTCCGACATTTATAGCCTAGGATTGTCAGTAGTACAGCGTAGTTTAGCTAATATGGAGCTTAGAGGCGAAGAGTTGAGTGTTCAAGGTGTCGACAGGCTCCTATCCGCACTAGATAAGATAGACCGTTGGAAGCGCTTAGAAGAGACCAAAAAAGAGGTAGACGCCGATAATCTAGAGCTAACACAGAGCGAAGCAGACATTACAGAGCATATTTTCTTTAAGAAAGGTGAGGAAGCTTCATAATGAATCAGGATCAAATCTTTGAACTGAGAGTTAAGAAAGCACTTGCCTATTTAGCAACTATATGGAAGCCTCACGCAGGCCAAATCGAGGCAGGACAGGCTGTTTTCACAGAATTAGCTAAAATGATCTACATCGAGTGCGGTCGTAAGTTCGGTAAGTCCGAATGGGCAGTATTTCTATGCTGGATGTTTGCTATTCTTAACCCTAACTCAGAAGTATACTATCTAGCGCCCGCGGTTAAGCTGGCAAAGGAACTAGTCTGGTCGAATCAGCGTATGCAAACCTGTAATTCCTATGATCGTAGCTTTAAGAAGAATATGGAGCGAATTTTAGGTGGTGAAATATATATTTATAAGCAAGAAATGCGTATAGTTCTTCCTAATGGTTCCTTTATTAAGGTTGATGGCTCTGATAACATCGATTCTCAGCTCGGATTGAAGCCCGATTTGATCATTGCGGATGAAATGAGGACTTTTAAGGAAGATTGGCTGGAATTTATGACTCCTAACCTCGCGGCGAAGGATGGCACCCTAGTTTGTATTTCTACCCCTCCTTTAGGCCCAAATAGAGCATATGAGCATGCATTAGAGTGTAAAAATAAGATGAACGATGGTAATCCCCGGTATTTCTACTTAAATTTGCCTTCTGAAACGAATGATGCGGTTCCTCACCTACAAAATTGGCTTAAAGAGGAAAAAGAGCGCCTAATCGCCTTAGGTAGAGAGAATGAGTGGAGACGAGAGTACATGGCCGAGTACATCTCTTCAAATGAACATGCTATTATACCTCAATTAAGCAGAAAAACGAAGACATTATCAAATGATCATCAAATAAAAGACAAAGTGCCCAAACGTCACTGTTTTGAAGCGTATATTTGCATAAATCCTGGAAATTCGACCATTGCAGGAGCTCTGTTAGTGCTTTTAAACAAGCTAAATGGAGAGATCATCATATTAGATGAGTACAAAGAATGGGACTCTCAGAAGACATCGGCCATGGAAATGTGGCCTAAAATAGAGGATAAGTTCCTTGCTCACCTGGAAAACGTGGGACTAAAGGACTTCGTTCCCTCTGAAAACGTGGTAATCATCTGCCCTCCTAAGACACCATGGTTTAAGCGTGATATGCACGAAGCATATGACTTAGTAGTAGAGGACGCTGATAAGGTCTGCGATAAGCCTGAGTATAATATAGGTCTTATAAAAGATCTACTCATTTCAGGTAAATTGATAGTCCACGAGGACTGCAGAGAACTGATCAAGGAGAGCGAGACGTACATTAGGAACCCGAAGACCTATACGATCCCCGGTGATCAATCCAAGCTCCTTATATACAGTCTGAGAGCAATCCTATGTGCTACAGGATATACGTCTGACCTCATAGAATTGACAGAAGAGAAGCAAGATGACGAGAAATTCCTAGAAAAGATATTAAATGCCCAAACTTTCGAGCAGAAGATGAGGGATATTCGTTTAGAGAAGTATGGGATATTACACGACGAGGATGCTTCAGTCTTTCCAGAGGATTTAGAACACGATATATTATAGGGAAACCAATGACCAAAAAGCATACGAAGGATAAGTTATTTAATACCGGATGTGAGAACTGTCACGACAGAGCTCATTCACTAAACGAGAACTTTACATTTGTAGATCTTTCAATTAGAGAGGAACCTTTTAAAATAGTAGTTAGAAGTAAGGTATGCCTAAGATGCGGACCTGTCCTAATCTTTGAAGTGCATGAACAGCTAGCAGACATGCTAGAAGAAGCTCTGCAGATAGCAGGATATGACTTGAATAACGAAAATCTAGAGATACAAAGGGTTAAATAACATGTACAGAATTATTTCTGAATATACAGCTACTTCAGGTGGTTACAACGGAATAACAAGAACATATAAAAAAATATCAATAGCTTATAACACGAAAGAAGAAGCAGAACGAGAAGCAAAATATATAAGAGAAGCATCATCAGCAAAAGTCGTAACAGTCGTGAAAGATGGAGAAGAATAAATATGGAAATCTTATTAGTAATACTGACCTCTGTGGCATTTATCTCATCAACAATTAGTATAGCGTTGTCATGTTATATCAAAAGCACTTTAGAGGCACAGCTGACTTCTAAAATAGCCGAAGATCTATATGCAGCGAAAGAGGAACTTATCGGAGTGGAACATCGCCTTGAAGGCTTGATGGATAAGAAACTGAATAGTTCCGCGGCACAAATGAGAGAAATAGCGCAGAACGACGCCGTAGATCTTGTTGAAGCCACTATAAATAATCAAGGGAACTTACCTAGCGAGGGATTAGGTATTGGATCATTCAAAAATTTAGGAAGGTAGTATAGATGGCTTTATATGGAAACAATTTTAATGATGGCTTTGGATCGCATACACCGATATCCATTAAGCCCTTGACCCCTAATGTGGTCTCAAATGAAGAGGACACATTAGAGTGGGTTAAAGAGACAGCAGACTTGCTGGGCGACTACTACAGTAACTATAGAGCGCTATATAGAGACAACATCTCTGCTTACGTGGGGGATAGATCATCTAACAATAATTCTGACGGTAACGCCGCCATACTTAATAACGATTCACTAACACGAAATCCAACACCCGGTCGCAAAGACCTTAATGTAATTCAGCCTATCGTAGAAGCTCATCTTTCCAGGATAACATCTTCTAGAGCTTCGATATCGGTTCTTCCGGTAAATAGTAATGAATTTCACGATCTTTCGGCCGCTAAGACTTCAGAAAACATGATAGACCAATCATTCTCCTCTCAAGGAGTACATGACAAATTTGAGTTCGCTGGTCGTACAATGTTGGTATGCGGACATAGTTATATGCTTATGGAATGGGATAACTCCATAGGACCACCTCTATCACAGCTAGAAGAGCCTATTCTAATGTTAGACGAGCAAGGCGAGCCTATGGTAGATGAAGAAGGTAATGACATTATAGTACATCCTAATACTAAGATGGGTGACTTATCGTATAGACCTTTAAGACCTGACCAAGTATTAGAACAGCCTGGCAAACAGTGGGACAAGAAGCATTGGGTAATCACATTAGAACTACGAGATGTATATGAAACACAATTAGAGTACCCCTCAGTAGCAGATGAAATTCGAGGAGGATCTCATAGTCCTACAGACACAAGTTCTTGGTTACACAAACAGTCACATGAATTAGAGCATCAAGTTCTAGTTATGACATGTTACCACAAAGCGACTAGAGCATTCCCTCAAGGGTGGAAAGTTGTATGTACTCCAGATGTTCTACTTGAGAGCACAGAGTTAGATTTTCCTACTCTTAATGGTTACAGCTTATTACCTATCGCAAGACTTAGTGATACTTTAGTTCCTGGTTATGAACTTCCACTACCTATGTCCGTTATGGAAGCAGGTAAAGGATATGCAGAAACATTTAATAGAGTAGACAAAGTCCTCCGTAAGGATCTTTCGCTCAGCGTGCCTAAGTGGATTACACATAAACTTTCAGGAGTTAATTATCAACAACTTAATACATCCTCTTCCGTAGTTTCTTTTAAAGGTAATATTGCGCCTCAGTTGGTTAGACCTTCCTCTACCAGCGGTGACTTCTTTGCTTATAGAAATGGACTACTCCAAGAGATGAAACAGAACACAGGAGCGAGTCACGTATTCAATGCTCCGCCAAGTAACACACGTGCTACCTCGATGTTAGAACATCAGGAAGAGCAAGAATTCATGAGAGCAGAGCCACTTATTAGACACATGAACGATTTTATGGCCGAAGTTGCAAAGATAGGCTTAGCTATAATGGCCGATCGATACTCGGAACATGAAGAACGAGTACTTAAGCTTATGGGCAGTGCAGGGCCTTCAGCTTATATCAGACTACAAACAGCAGATCTTATGGGTCCATATGACATCAAGTTTGAACGTACCTCGGCTCTTCCTAACTCTAAGCAAGGTAGGATTAACGCTGCGTTAGGTATGTTCGAAGCAGGTATTATAGATCAGAACCAGTTCAAGGTATCCATAGGCTATGCCTCAGATCCTGACTTTCAAACATCAGAAACTAAAGCTTATGAGAAGCAGTTACTTGAAAATGACTTAATGTCTAGAGGACAACAAATCGAATCTCCACTTGAGCATGAAGATCACGTAGAACACCTTAAAGCACTATATCCAGTAATTGACTCTATTGAGTTCGCTGAGATGCCCGATGAGATTAAAGGTCAGTTTGTTGCACACTGTATGGCGCATGAGATGTTTGCATGGCGTAGAGCACAGATATCAATATCATATGCTATTAAGGTAGCAGATAAAGTGCAATGGAAATTCTTCTCAGCGCTCCCCGCAGCTGTCCCCGTTAGCGTGGATAACCCAGGAGCAGTACAAGGAGAGGAGATCTTACAGCAGAGAGCTATAACTCCGGGACTAAGTATCCCACAAGAGCCAGGACCTGATAACCCCTCGGCAGTTTAAATTACTTCATATCACGGTACTAATAGTACCACCACATTAACCAAGGTAAACCGTAATAACCAAGGAGCCTACGATGACTGACGAAACTAACATAGAAAGTAATGATGTAGCACCGACCGATAAGTCAGTAGACATAAGTGATTTCGGTCCGTCGCAATCAGAAAAATTTAGAGAACAAGCTGAGCGCGTTCACGCACGAAAAGAACGAACATCGAGTATTATCGACGACGTCTGGGATAATGCATCTGGAGATGCTAAGACGTTAAAAGAAGCTAACACTTCAATGCAAGATAAACTCGAGAGTGAGGAACGGAATGATGAGCAGCAGGCAAGTAAACGAAGTGACTCTAGAGAGTCTGATGAAGGAACTGAAGAGTCAGAAAGAACTTTTAAAGACGTTACTGACGAAGTTTGGGACTCTGCAACAGGAGAACCAGAAGCTGAAGAGAATGCAGAAGGAGACAGCGAGGAATCAGAGGAATCTAACGAACTCCCTGAGGGAGAGGAATCTGAAGAGGGCCTTCAAGAATCTGGAGAAGATAGATCCGAATCACAACGAGATGATGTAATAACCGCCACCATAGAAGGAGAGGATGGCCCGGAACAGATCGAAATACCAAAGGACGCAAAGATCACAGTTAAAGTCGATGGGGTCGAGCAGGAAGTCTCACTACAGGAATTTGCCAATGGCATTTCGGGACAGAAAGCAATCTCCCAGAAGTTTTCCGCTCTTAATGGAGAGCAGAAAGCCTTCGAAAGTCGTTTACAACATTGGAACGAATCGTCAGCAAAAGCCGCAGAGCTGATGAATGACAACAACGCGGTAGAAGCAATTCAGCATGTAGCTGAGATGATGGGGCATGACCCTCAATTACTTTTTACGAGTTTATTTGAGCAAATCACCCCAGTACTGAACCAATACGCTGACTTATCTCAAGAAGGTAGGGCAGAATGGGTTCAAAACATAAAGAATCAAAAGGCGGAATTTCAAGCCAAGTCTGCGCAAGATGAATTGAACAAGCTGCGAGCCGAACAGGAACAGCAAGGGAAAGTTCAAAATGTTCAGAAAACTTACGGACTGGACGAAGCCACCTTTACTCATGCGTACCACGCACTTGAGGCCGAGATGGAAGCGGGAACTTTAACCAAGCAGCCAATAACTCCGGAGCTAGTAGGACAGTATACCCAACTAGTACAAAGAGAACATTTTGCTACTGAAGCGTTAAAAGGAACAAGCCATGAAGGCGACTCACATGCGATAAGTCAGGTACTTCAAGCTGTACACCAAATGGAGCAGCGAGGAGTCGAGATTTCGGAACAATCGATAAAGGACATGGTCGCTGATGCCTTAGGTAGAGAGCAACAGATCGAGAAATCGAAGACCGTCAATAAGTCCCTAAAGAAGAAAGGCGTGAAGCCTAAAGCTAAAGGGAATAAAAAGCCTAAACAGGTTCAAAGGAAGAATCCTAGTGATTCCCAAAAGAGCTGGATGGACAGGGCTTTAGACGAACTCGATGGAGGAGCTAGCGCTGAAGACTTAGGACTTACGACCAGAAAAAAGCGAAAGTAATATTTCGCACCCGTAAGTAACAGTTGTCCGGAAATACCGGATTACTACTGAACTAAAACGAACAAACAACAATAGGAGCTTATAATGGCTACTTCAATTCCAGGAGACAATTACAACCTGTCTTCAACATTTGCGAACTTGTTTAAGCAAGTTTTTAGAGATGATCCAATGGCCGAACAGGATCTCTTCTTCTTCGATAACGAGCTACTAAAGCGTATTCTTGTAGAGGAAGGCTTTACTGGTACAAACGAAGAAGTACTACGTACTACATCCTTAATGGGTGGTTACGGTTTCGGATCAACCATGCCTCGTGTTAACGAGTCTGGCAACATTCGTCCTAGACTAACAGCTAAAAAGTATCACGTCCGTGCATTACTTGACACTGAATCAATGGCGTCTGCAATGGATAGCAAGGGTGCTTTCCACAACCTCGTAGAGCGAGTCAAAGAAGATATCCGTCGTGGTATCGACCAAGGTCTTGCCCTTTCACTTTTCCTCGGCGGAGTTGACGGAGACCTTCAGCTAGGTACCATCGCTACATCAGGTGTTGCTGATTCCGACCCAATTTTCGTACTAACATTAACAGAAGCTCCTGGACATAAGTTCCACGTTAAGCAGATTGTTAATATCGGTACTGGCGACACAGACCCATTTGAAGTTACAGCAGTTGACGAAGCTAACCTAGCTATCACTGTAACACAAGTTGGAAGTACTACTCAGGTCCCTGCGGACGCTGACGAGATCTATCTACAAGGTTCTGAGGACAATGCGTTCACAGGTCTTGCCGGTGCATCTGCTCAGTCTGGTACTCTTAACAACGTTGCTATTAGTGCAGCTAACTCTTGGATTATGCATCTTGCTACCAAGACAGGTGAGTCTCCTGATGAGAACATGCTATACGAGGAACTTATTAATGTTAAAGACAAGTGTGGTGACTATCCTAACTTGATCGTTACATCTAAGGTACAGTACCTCAAGATTGCTGAATTCCTTTCAGACAAGAGAGTTCTTAATGATCTTTCTGACAAGATGGGACACGGCGCTCTAAGCATTTTAGGACCTAACGGCCCTATCGAAATCATCTGGGACAGACTTTGCCCAGCTGACCGTATCTACCTTCTTAACACCAAACGTATAAAGTTGCGTAAGCGACCAATGAGCGGTCTTGTTGAGCATGGTGGAAGCGTACTTATCCCTAACTACGTCGTTGACGATGATAGTTACTTGATCCAGTACCGCTGCTACGGTAACTTCTTCATTGAGCCTAGGTTCCATGGAGTAATTGACGCTTTAGCAACAAGCTAAGAAACAGCCTGGGTAAGCTATAAAAACTGCCCACCTTTTTACAACAATTAGGGGCCCTAACCCCATCAAATAATAGAGGAGGCCAACCATGGCTATAAGAAGAAGTATTAAAGGTTCACAACCAAAAGCAGTATTGCTTGGTGGACGTGTCGATGGTTCAGTTGTAACTACATCTGCTGCTAAGACAGGTTTATCGGAAGGTGAATTTGATATGACAATAGCAAAAGGTTCCGGTGGAGCTTCTAATGAAGTTACCGTAACATTTGATATTACTTTCAAAAGAATTCCAGTAGTAACAGCATCTCCTATAACAACTAACTGTCATGTAGAAATCAAGTCAGTATCAACATCTACTATCGTATTCGAGACCTTTCAGGTAGCGGACGGTACAACTGGTGTCGATGACGCAGATTTCCACTTTCTAGTTCTAGGTTGGGATAGCGGAAGCAAGTACAATGACAGGAAATAAGATAGGACTTTAAATCCTTGAAAGCATTGACAGTTTGTGGGACAAGGCAACGAAAGTTGACCCGGTGTAGACTTAATCTAGCGAATGTCGAGGGGTACGCAAGGACTAGACCTCCGCGGTGCGTACGGTGTCAATGTATAAAGGCTCGAAAGAGCTGTATTTGAATGCGGGCTCTTCCCTGCCTTTTAAGGTAGACGGCGGAGCGGGTTGACGGTGGGCGCTTTATTTACAATTTAAAGAAACATGGCTTAAAAAGTAGAACAAAAACGACCCCTAATTCGTTCATATATTAGGACATATTTAACCGTCTGTAAGGACAAACTCATATTGCGGAGCTTATAAGAAGCCATTCTTAGCTTGCGGTGTATAAAGGAGGACAAAATGGCACAAGACAATTTTACTAGAAGGTGGAAGCCACATAGGCTCATAGACCTTAATTTCTCATCTATTGGAGATAATTGGCATAAAGCTGGTTGGGAAGTAGGAACAGACGCTGCAGAAGCGGGCACTACAGATACAATCATCAACGCTACAGCCCACTCGGCAGTCGCAGGAGACGTCATCGTAATGACATCCGGCGGGGAGGACGGTGAAGCTACAGAAGTAAGTTCAGTTACAGCTAACACAATTACCTTAATATCAGCTATGTCAGGCGCCCCATCGGCGACTGAGACATTTACAATTATACGACCCGTAGTTCTTAATAGAGCAGTTATCTGTAGGATAGACAGTTCTTTAGACGCTAAAGTACTTATAGCAGAATTAGACAGTATCCCAACATTTGCGCACACTTCAGTTAGAGCTAACGCCGATGCTTCATTTGACTTAAAATCAAATAATAAGCACATGGGCGCTAGTAACGCATTTGACGCTACAGACGAATTTTATCTTTGGGTAAAAACAGATAGTTCTGCTCCTACATCAGGTGAACTAGATATAACCATTATAGAGTAAGGAGAGCTTAGATGCCATCAACAACAACCACGGAGAACCACTCCATTACATATCCCGCTGAGGGAGCTGAAGGTTGGTATGCCACCTGGGAAACTCTTATTCAAGATATCACTGATAACTTTGATGATATAGTCAATTTCAGAGCAGCTATCCTTAAAGATACTAATGGTAATGAGCTCATGGCCTTTACAGCCACGGGTTCCGCTGTGAATCACCTAGGTTTAGCTAACGCTGCTACAGGTAACGCTCCTGTCCTCGAGACCTTAGGAGACGATACTAATGTAGACGGCATTATCCAAGGTAAAGGGACAGGGAGTATCATAGTTGAGAACCTAGTAGTGGGACAAGTAACCAACCTGGGGATAACATATTCCTCTAGTACGCTTAGTGTGTCAGGAGCGAAGACAGCACTTTCGTCCACTAATCCTGCATTTTTATGCCTTCCTAGTAAAACTGCCGGACTAAACGTTACGGTTAAGGTCACCGCGGATCAAGGATTTCTTGATGATACAGGAGCCTCTGAAATTATAGGTAATCTCTTCGGAATGACAACAAGCGTAGCAGTAACTGTAGACGTTCCATTTTACATATATGCAGTCTTGAATGACGCAGAAACAGGTGTTGCATTTATGTGTAGTCGTATTCCTCATAGAGCATTATCCCCCGCAGTAGCAGAAATAGGTGCTCCAGATGATGCGGTAGCGGATGCACAGTACAGTTTTTTCAGTTTTGACAATATAGATGAAACTCTATACGACGGAAATCCTTGTATATGTATAGGCGCCTTCCGTATGCAAATGAGTGCTTCCGATGACTGGACAGTTCAAGCTCTAAGTACAGAAGACGGAATAGGTCGATTTCATGAACATACACTATTTAGTATGCCTGAAGGACAATTCGGCGCAGATGCCTCCACAATAACTATTGCGAACGGCGGGACAGCAGCGACTTTCGGCGATAACACAGGTAATTATTATATACATAGATCAGGAAATGTAGAGTACGGATATAGTATGAGAAACGACGGAGGTACAGATGGATCAGGTTCTGTTGACGCTTTAGTAGCGATACCCTTCTATGCTGACGGAAGCATAGTAGGAATTGGAGGACACATAGGCGTTTCCAACGTTCGAAATAGTACTTCGAACACATATAAAGCAGAAATAACCGGCGTTCGCGGCAGTGGAGCTCAGGGCTTATTCATATTTAAGGGAGGATCTCTGGCGTTCTGGCAATGGTCCGAATTCGGAAACGGGAACAGGGAAATCTGGGGAACCCAATATTATAAAATTAAAGATGAAGCGTAAGCTATAGGAGAAATAAAAAATGAGCTCAAGCGAAAAGAAACTCCCAGCCGACGGTACAGTCGACTCAGGGATGATAACAGATGGAACAATAGTCAACGCGGATATAAATGCATCCGCAGCTATCGTACAATCGAAATTAAGTCTGGATGATGCTACAGACACAGCAAAGGGTATAGCAACCTTCGACGAGAATGATTTCTTAGTTACTTCTGGTGATGTGACTAGAGCAGTTAGAACACGCTATCAAGTTAGTGTTCCTGGAGGATCTGTTGAAAATCTAGGAGTAACTTTATCTGGAGGTACATTCACAATTACCGGAGCGGATGGTACTGCGTTGAGCGCCACTAATCCTGCGTGGATAGTAATGCAAGATAAGTCCTCACCGGGCCTCTTAAAACAATTTGAGGTCACTGCCGATCAATCATTTATTGATGATGCAGGATCTAGTGAAATCATAGGTAATCTATTTGGAGTAACTACTGGAGTAGCGTGGGGCAATGATTGTCCTTTCTACATCTACGCGGTATCTTCAGATGATGAGGCATCTATAGCATTTATGATATCTAGAATTCCACATAGAACTACCGCACCAGCAGTAGGAGAAATTGGAGCACCCGATGATGCAGTAGCAGATGAGGAATATAGTTTCTTCTCCTTTGATAATATAGATGAAACGTTATATGATGGAAACCCTTGTATATGTATAGGTTCTATTAGAATGCAAATGAGCGCATCTGATGACTGGACAGTACAGACATTAGCAGTGACTGACGGGATAGGACAATTCAATGAAAATACTGAGTTTTATTACCCTAAAGGACATCACGGGGCGGCGGCTTCCACTTATACGATTGCTAACGGAGGAACTTCTGCGGCGTTTGTGACAAATAACGTAAGGTACTACCTTGCTATGAACGGAGACATTTCAGTAAATTGGGAAACTATTAGCGACGCAGGAACCGACGGTTCTGGAGCAGTAGAGGCTCGATTCGCAGTTCCTATGCAACCTGACGCCACTGCGATAAATAATGCGGGTCATAATTTTATGATCGCATTTAGATTTGCTGGGGGCATATATTTAAACGGTCGAGGAGAGATCCCTTCGGGACAGAATTACTTCAGAATTCGAGAGAGTAGCGCTAGCGCATTTAAAACCTGGGCAGACTTCTCAAATGGTAATAGGAACATACAAGGTTTCTTTACATATAAAGTTAACCAAGCATAATAGGAGAATTAAAACATGGACCCATTTACATTAGCTCTAATAGGAGCAGCTTTAGGCGGCGGTATAGGTGCAGCGAAAGGCGGAAAAGGTGGAGCACTTAAAGGTGCATTAGCCGGTGGAACTTTAGGTTTCGGCGGTGGTTCCCTATTGGGAGTAGGTGCGGCAGGCGGAGCGGCAGCCGGTGGAGCAGGCGCGGCAGGAGCAGCAGGTGCGGGAGCATCGACAGCGGCCGGAGGTGCAGCAGCGGCAGAAGGCGCAGCAGCCAGTGGAGGATTATCCTTCGGACAGCAGCTAGGACTCGGTGGACTGCAAGGTGGACTTGGAGTACTTCAAGGAAAACAACAAGCTAGCGCCCAAGCTAAACAACTGGACGCTCAGTTAGCGGCTCAACATCAAGGTAATCTACTTAACATAGCTAGTCAGCGGTTACAGACGGCCGACCAGATAAGAGCAAACTCAGAGCAAAATAGAATTAAGGCAGAAAGAGAAGCGAACGAAGCCCAGCAGCAAGCTTTCGGTAATATCGTTAGTGGTTTTAGACAGTCAATATTAGGGAGATAACAAATGTCACAAAGAGTAGACAAAATGGTAGAGAGCATTAGACGCCTCACCCATACAAATTCTTATACAGATTCTCCTACTTCTACTGCTCAGCGTGGTCTTCAAACTCAAACGATTGTTGATTTACTAAATGAGGCACTGGAAGTAGTTCACGGCATTTTATATGATAATGGAACTCAAGCTCACATTAAGGAAGCATTATTAAATATTGCTGCCGATACTGAAGCTGTCACTATCTCTACAGATGCATTCTTAGGAGTCAACGTTTTAAACGTAGAATTCAAGTATGGATCAGGAAGTAATGACTACCGCAAACTAAAAAAGATATCAGAACATGAGAGAGACACCAGAAGCTCTGGAGATCCCTTAAGTTACGTACACCGCAAAAATGAAATTCTGTTAAGCCCTATACGCGCATCGGCCCTAACCAGCGGACTTCGCGTCACTTATGAGCACCAATTACCCACAGTAGACGTACGTAGAGGCAAAGTCTCTGCAGTAGATGATGGGGACGATCCAACGAGTATTACAATAGCAGCCAATGGCTTAGCTACTGCAGCATTGTCTGATTCTGATTTAGTAGGAACTTACATCTCAGTAGTAGATAAAGATGGTAATATACAAATGCAAGACATACCGGTTACGGCTTATGATACTGGTACTGGAGTTATAACATTAGGAACTTTCACTTCGTCTTCTTCTGAAGTCGTAGCTGTAAATGATTATGTAGTTATAGGCTCTAATGCGAGTACACATCTCCCATTTCCTAGATCAGTAGAACCTTTCGTAATTGAATATGTTAAACGAAATATATATGATCTTAATGGTGACCCAATGATTAATGCATCAGAGCGTAAACTTATAGCTTTACAATTTAGACTAGAATCCATGTTCGCCGAATGGAGTAGCGACATCAAGAGTATACCAGAACTAGACATAGATAGATTTATTTAATAATAAGGAGAAATAATGGCACGCGGATATCAGATACCGATCACATATGCTCCTGGCGGAATAGATCTAAGATTACCTGAAACACTTAAAAATGTACAGAACGCCAGAGACGGTCTCAATTGGAGACTTTCCCCCTCATTTGACCTTGTCAAAAGGGAAGGCTACCAGTTGCGTGCGACTAGCGATGTAGGTTATGGTTTAGTCGTATATGAAAAGAGAACTGAAACTGCCGCCGTAGGTGTACAAGGTTTCGGTGATTTTGCGTTTGGTGTAGAACCTTTTGGCTCACCTACCACTCTTGGTTTTGGTGATATATCATTTGATCTAGTAGGACTAGACGACGTTCCTAAGAAATGGACAACTTTTAATTTTGGAATAACTTATTCGGGATCCAACGCTGCCTCTGTCACGATCAAAGCGACCTCTACTACAGATGTTACTCTAACGCTCGTGGATAACGGAGTCACAGTGTTGACTAGTAACCTGGGAACAGGTACAGAAGTATCCCCTGTGGATCTTGATGCGCTTAAGGTCTTAGTAGACGCAGTCTCAGACTTCAGTTCCACTGTGGCTACGGGGTCAGGCGCAATCCCTGCTGCCTTTTTAGATTACAAAAATGCCGCCGCTTTTACTTCTTCTGTTGAATTAGAAATAGGAGGAGGATATTGGGCAGCCATAAACTCACCCATGACCACCCCATTACCTAAAGTAGCGGAGCGTATCTCATTAGATGACTTTGAAAACCCTGATTCCGTTTCAATTAATGGAGCTCTTTATATTGTAGATGGTTATGATGCAATGATTAAATATGATGGACAGAACCTCTACAGAGCTGGAGTTAAACAAGGAGCAGACCCTACAGGAGCAGTTGATACTGGTACTGGTGTGGGTGCGACCTTTACAGGGATATGGAACTACCGAGTTAGTTATGAACAAACAGACGCAATATCTAATATGGTTGAAGGGGAAGTTTCTAGCGACTCGGCCGACATAGATAACTCCGCCGGGCCTTACGCTATTGACGTTACAGCTACTAATATCTTAGCTAGTGAAGGATATAACACAAATGCAGGATTGGCAACAAGTACTCATACTTCTACTAATGTGGCAACTAACCAAGAGCGTATTAATCTTGATGACGCTGCGGGTGGCGCCCACACACTTAAAGTCGGCGATAAAGCTTATTTCTACGACACTGAAACATCTACTTATATTACTAAAGAAGTATTGGCGGTTACTTCTAGTACCGCTACTCTTTCTAGCACGGTTACTGTTGGCGTAACAGATAATGCACCTGTCTCTAACCAACTTAAAGTTAAGATCTGGAGAGCAGAAGTTGTGGGTGGTGTAGATCCTGTCCTAACAGATTACAAATTGGTCGTATCTTTACCTAATAATCCATTCGCATCAACTCAAGTATATAGCGACCAAGTTATCCCTGCGGATATAGGGGCAGAATTCGTACAATTCAATAAGACTAAAGGTCTTCCTCCTAACAACAAATATATAGTACAATGGAGAAACCAGTTAGTCATGGCAGGAGACCCTGCTAATCCTACTAAGCTTTACTATTCAGAGTTCGCGGATAGCGTCTCCCCAGAGAACTTCCCTGCGTTAAACACAAAGGAAGTACCTCAAGGTGGTGGAGGTAAAGTAACAGGACTAGGCGTACTAGATAGAAACTTATTTATATTTAATGAAGATAGAGTATGGATCGGTGAAGGTAACCTAGCTGAAGACTTTCTACGTATCGATATCCTCGCCGACAATATAGGCTGTGTGGCACATCACACCATTGCGACAATAGACAACAGTATTTATTTCCTTAGTAATAAAGGTGTAGCTAGAATAACCAGATCAGGTTCTACATATAAGGTAGAGAACGTATCTAGACCAATTGACCCTGTATTTAAACTCGGCGCGAATAACGATTTTAGACCTTCATTCCGTAGAGCAGTAGCAACATCTTGGATAGCTGAGAATAAATATGTTCTTCATATGCCTTCAGAAACTACGGCGGGTGGATTCACCTACGCCGACTCAGATAGTAGAGTATATGTATTAGACATTGAAAGAAATGCATGGTTTGTTTGGTCCAATATAAACGCTCACGGAGGACTCGTTGAGTGGGATGATGGGAATAGTGATGATGTATTATGGTTCCATTCAAGAGAGGCCGCCGGATCACATCTATTGCACAGAACGAATTTAACTAAAACTGAAATTGATTACGTAGATCATTCGTCCGCCATATCGGGTATTAGCTGGGAATACTGGCCTCAATGGGATTTCTTAAGATCTCCTAAAGACAGAAAGATGTACACAGAATTATCAATAGACTCTTTTGTAAAGGAATCCAATTTGGCGTTTACTCCTACTGGAGGAATTACTGTTGGTGTTTATCATGACTTTAACAAGAGCACTGAATTATATAACTTTACATCATCTTTACTTACTGATGATAGGTCGATTACAGAGGCCCTTGGGAATAACGTGGTTAGATCCCTAGGTTTAAAATTTAGTAACAATACAATCAACGAGCAAGTACTTTTATCGGGGTGGGCGCTAGAAGCCCGATCTCTCGGAAATGGACTAAGGAGACCTTAAAACGATGAAATTCTCCTATAATCTAGATAAAAGAGAACTTTCCTTTGGACTTACTCGTTTAACATTTGACGACAACTTCCAGTCTTTCATATCAGAAGACGTGGTTATTGCGGCAGGTGCTGAGAAACAAATACAATATCAACTACCAGAGGGTAAGATAGCTAAATACTACATATCTCTGGGACAGACCGGGAACGGCTTAGTTACGAAAGGTACCACCGCTTGGACGGCCAAGCATATATACCTTAAGAATAACGGTGCCGAAGCAGTCACAATAACTTTAGCAATATTAGGAGCATAACACAATGGTAGAGAAATCAGCCGAAGAAAAGGCAAAGGAAGCTAAGCTGATCCTGAAAGAACAGTTGGCGCTCCTCACAGAGACAGAAGGCACTCGTATTGCCAAGACACGACAAGAGCGGGAAAAGGACGAGGCATTAGGTAAAAGACGAGGGGAAGAACTTTTTGGAAAAGAAGCATTAGGTCGTGTGCGCACAGATCCTAGTGGTAAATCTTTACAATTACAGCGGGACAGAGAACAGTCATTAATTAGTCAGAGAGCTCAATCCGCCGAAGACGTAAAAGGTAGAGAAGCAGAGATCACACGAGGGACATCGGAACTAGATAAACTCATAGCGGCTCGTACAGATCCAAATAGTGAATTAGCTAAGCTTCAGCGTTCGTCTGGACGTGAGCAGATTAACCGTGCTCTTCAAGGACAATTAGGTCAGATCAGAGCTGCAGGAAACGTAGCACAGTCTGGTGTTAGTCAAGCTTTAGTAGGAGACGCATTAGGCGGAGCTTTACAAGCTAGAGCAGGTTTAGAGAGAGACCTTCTATTGGGTGGCTTATCTGCTGCAGAGGACTTAACTCTCCAGAGAGAAGGATTAAGAGAAAGGGGCACATCAGCTAAGGAAGATTTACGTTCTAGAGGAAGAGCAGAAGAGACTGCATTAAGAGATCGTTTAGAAGGCCTTCAAGGACAAATACAAGATGATCAACTAAGACGTCAGCTTATCAACCTAGACCAACGTAAGCAAGAGTTATTTGGTAAGTTAAGCACAGAGCAGAACATTGTTGCACAAGGTGTAGCAGAGCGTTCAGGTGTAAGACAGCAGATTCTTGCGGAAGTAGGAGCAGCCGAATCAACTAGAGCCCAGCGCGAAGCAGAAGAATTACAGAGAGCAGAGATTGCTAAACCGCCACCTAGCTCAGGCGGGGGCGGAGGTAAAGTCATATGTGGTGAACTCCACAGACAAGGCCTACTCGATGACGTAACATATCAAGGTGACTTAGCTTATGCAGTAGGAATGAATCCTGATGTAGTAGCAGGGTACCAAATCTGGGCTATTCAATATGTAGAACTAATGAAGGTGTCTAAAGTCGCTACTTATATGGCATATCCTATAGGTAAAGCATGGGCCACAGAAATGGCATATCGTGCAGGTTACCTTAAGAAGGGAAGCATCGCAGGGAAGATCATAAGTTTCTTAGGAGAGCCTGTTTGTAACCTTATTGGTAAGGCAATGAGACTATTCAAATGCAACCGAGTGGAGGCATAACATGGTATTCGATCCACGTACACCAGGTATAGTACCTGACCCAGAAGATGAGCTATCTATTTCAGATAGAGTACTAAATATGATTTTTGGAGATCCTAACGACCCCAACGTACAGGCTGCAGTTCCTAATCCTAGACAACTTTTACCATTTCTTATAAAAGGAGCACGATCTCTTAATTTAGGAGGAGGTCAAGCTCTATCAAAGATTCCAGGAATAGGAAACCTTTTTAAGGCTGGCGGGAAAGCGGTAAACAACCCTCTAACAGGGAAGTTCGTACCTAATGCATCAGTAACAGGAGGCGTCAATACTCTAGTTAAAGGTGCAGCTAACGTAGTAAGAAAAGGTGCAGGATCAATCAAATCAGGAGCAGGAAAAATTAAAGACGCTGCGAGCGGTAACGTAGTACCAGCGGCGATTATCGGAGGAGCTTTAAATCCTGGAGCTGTAGGTTCTGGAGCCAATATCCTTAGTACGGGAGTTACTGCAGCTAGAGGCGTCACAGGCCAGGCTATAGAAGGAATACAAAATTTAGTAGGGTTAGGCCCGAGCGAAGAAGAACTCGCTGCAAATCAAACTAGAGCTATAGCTAGCATACCAGGACTCCCTAGCCCAAGACAAGAAGTAATAAGCGAAGTATCCACTAGATCAGGGATGAATGTACAAGAAGGTCCCGCTGATAGAGAAGCTAAGAGATTACAAGGACTTGAGGATAGAAGGCAAGCTGCAGAGGATAGCGTTGTTCGACAGGCAGGACTCGGCGTGAGAGCTGAAGGCATTTCTAGTGAGATAACAGAACAGAGACAAAACATAGCAGAGCAGATTGCAGGATTAAGACAAGCACCGGCTGCAGGACGAGACGAATTTAGTCAGCGTTTGGCAGCATTATTAGGAACAGGACTTCCTTCTGCGATCACAGGACATGGAAATGGTATACAATTAGGTGCACAGATGAGTAATCAAATAGGTTCTCAGTTTGCTTCACAGAGAGCTCAAACAGCGGCTCAGATGAAAGCTTTACAAGGAAGAGCTGATAAGCTACTAGGCGTTCAGATAACCGCTCTAGGAAGAGAATCAGAAATAGAAGGAAAGGTAGGAACTCAGTTAGCGAAGGAATCTGCAGAATTTAGTAAAGTTATAGAAGAAACCAGAAAAGCTGAGGACGAAGGGAGACTAGACGCCACCAGAAGCTTAGACGTGGGAGGCTCACGATTTGATACACTTGATGTATCTATGCATGGAGATAAGTTATTCCGTCAAGCAGGAGCCAAAGAGTTAAAGTCCGCAGATCAAAAGATTCTATCTGGCTTAGTTAGAACTGCCCCTGTCATTCAAGGGAACCTAAGAACTCTACAGAGAATTATTGCTCAAGTAGGAGTAACAGGAGATGCAGCATTATCGGAGCCTGTAACTATCGTAGATCCTAGAACAGGAGAAGAGAAAGAGTTTACAAACGCGGCGGCAGCAATGGAAACATTGAGTACTTTGTTTAAAGCTAACGTTAAAGATATAGAGAACTTGGGAGCTTTAGGACAAGACGTCTTACAATTTACCTCTGCCTTGATGGATGACCCTACGGGATATTTGACATCTATTAAAGATTGGGCTACTCAAGGCGGGCAGACAGGAAAGATTGTACAACAGGTTGACGTATTAGTAGACAATTACACAGTACAAGCAGAAACCTTTTTCGATGCTAATGAGATCAAGTCTCTATCAAGACTAAATGCTGATAAATTAGATAACGGAGAAGTCCCAGGCTTTTCAAGAATAGCCGAAGATCAACTATTTAAAGATCATCCAGAACGAACCGTTAAGATGGTAGATCCCGACGACGGAAAAGTCTTCTACCTTACTCCAGAAGAGTATAATCAAGTAATGAAAAATAGCAGGAAGAGGAGATAATCATATGCCATTGGAATTCGAATCAGAAGACGCTCTCCAGAATGCATTAACCGCGGAGCAAAGCCTACCAATAGAACAAGAATTGGTAGAGCCTGAACTACAACCTTTAGAGTTTGGGTCAGAACAAGAGTTACAAGACGCGCTCTCATCACAACAAGATGTTGTCTCACCACCACAAGATGTTGTACAAGATCAACAAGGACTTCCTCAACAAGCTCCTTCGGGATTAGATCCTGCAGGTTTAGCTTCAGCGGTGCTTGGACAATCTATACCTCAGCCTCAGGAGGCGCCTCAGTTAGACAGAAAGACTATCATTGATAGTTATGGTCCGCAGAATAATACAATCGCTCAGAAGCTACCTGTAGGGATGGACCCTATACATCCTGCTGATATGGAGGCCGTTACAGATGTACTATCTAAATCTTTCTTCTCTATGAGTACTACAGGTATACTATTAGATCCTACAGAGAGAGTGATGTATGTTACCTCTATCATGGAGAATACCGCGATCCGGGCTGATGTAAGAGCTCAATTGATCGACCAAGCGATGAGGGACGGTAAGATTGTTCCGGAAGCGCTACCTAAGGCCTGGTTCGAAGCGAGAGGCCTACTATTATTACCTCCTAATTTAAACCTAGACGATCTAGATGGGGAGTTGGTGTAACATGAATGATTGGCAAGCGATAGTAATTGATGAACTTAAATCATTAAACAGAAAATTAGAAAAAGTTTCAGATAAAATAGATAAAGATACTGAGAAGATCGAGCTCAAATTAGAGAATCTCGATGATAAAGTTGACAGGGAACTAGAGCCAATTAAGGCTCATATAACCAAAGTTAAATTCTCGGCGGTTGCTCTTGTGGTCATAGTACCTGTAGTCCTCGCTGTTATAAGAATATGGTTATAATATATCCGTCGATAAGTTCAAATGCTTCAACCTCGTCTTGATCTTTGATACACTTGAAGTAGCAGTACCTAGCGGGATACTGAGAACATCGGCGATCTCAGAGTAAGAAAGACTTACAGTCCTAAGTAATAACACTTTATAGAAATTACCAGGTAGTAGCGGTTTAATAGCCGTTAAGATCTCTATGACATCTCTATTCTTTTTAGAAAGATTAGACTTAGCTGGGGTGTATTCCATTGTGTTATCTGTATATAACTCCAACCTGTTAGCGGCCGATTTAAACTTATCTTTCATACAGTTATCAATAAGGACACAGAACCATGTCTTACGGTTTGTCTCCGTTCCTTGGAATCTACTGTAAGGACATGTCATAGCTTTCCCTATCTTCATAGACTTCATATATGCATCATGTACATAATCTAAAGCTTCAGGATCTGTAGGAGCTACATAACGTCCGGCGTATTTACTTAATTTATTTGAGGCAAATGTGGCAAAGTATTTGTACCACTTATTGAAAAAATCATCGTGCGAGTTCATTTTCTAATCTCTTCTGTAATCGAAGAAAGGCATTGCTTATACCTTCTTCATTGAGTTCATCCATATTATAATTATCGTGGAATTCATTTATAAAGAGTGACGTACCTTCGGCTGTTACTTCTAGTATAATGCCGCCTATTTTTTGTCTTATGTTAAATACAAAGTTATGTTCCATATTAGTCCCTACTCATTATAGATGCGCCAAAGTAACTACCTACTATAGCGCTGAGCATATGATAGTCAAACGACGTAAACGGAACACCTGGTACTTCTGTGAATTTAAATACTGTCTCTGTCCAGCCGAAGATCCAAAACCCGTGGTGAACTTCTACAGGCTCTCCGTGTATAATAGGTAGAGCAGCTAGCCCTAGTAGAAGAGCTACCTTAGCTCCCCAATATACAGACCACGCTGACACTGCAAGAAACCTTTTAGTCCATTGAAATGATTTGTTGGTTATACTATTTCTAGCTTTCTGAGAATTCTCATTGTGTGTAGCTATATCTATCAGCCTACTATGTTGTTTCTCTCTGGCCTCACTTCTAGCATTGGCAAATTTAAAGTATGCCGATATTGCCGTAGATATTACGAATGTGATTACTGATGTAGGTATCATGATATTATTCCTCTGGTTCTTCGAACAGGATTTCTCTTAAATCACTATATATACTGTTCCGCTCTCTTTCCGTATCGAAGTAGTGTGTTCTACCTGACATATATAGAGTAAATTGTTTCTTATATTTATAAGTATCGCTAAAGAACATGCCGCCATCCTTAATATCTATTATTATCTGTTCCGTATCTAAGACGATAGGAGCGGACACTTCTGTTATACAATCATTAAATTCATAGTATTTATTATTCATTTAACCACTCCTTAGGTATTTGTTTCTTTAGCGGGCTGTATGTATAACCCTTCTTCTCACAGAACATGGCGTATGTTGTTTTACTTCCTTTACGGATTTTAGCGTTAGGATTCTGGAAGACGAATCTGATATCGAGATCAGGATGACATAACTTAATGTAGCTATGTTTCATACGATCGTCAGTTGTCCAGCGTCCCTTAGTTTCTATATACATCTTAGACCCATCCTTCTTTTTAAGAATAAAGTCCGGGGTATACTTCCTAGGTTTCTCCGGTTGAGTATATTCTATCGTGTCTTCCTCGTAGCCAACCCAGCGATTAAGTGACTCAAGGAACTGCGATACTTCTAATTCAAACCCGCTACGGAATCCTAATTTCTTAGCTACTTGTCTCTGCGTCGCTGTCTTGTACTTCTTTTCGCTTTTCATCTTTCCACTCTTTCCTTGCATCTTCAGCTTCCTCTGGTAATTTTAATAGATCGGCTTTAGCTAGTATATCAAAGGCAAACGCCAAGTTTTCACTAATGTCTTTAAACCTATGAAGAAGGAAGTTCACAGCTTTCTCCAGTTCCTGGATCCGCTTTTTTAGACTTAGTTCCTTTTTTGCTCTTACTGCTTCCTTTTGAGGACTTAGCTTTTTCTTCTTCTTGTTCTTTTGCGTGGAACTCGTTAAGTTCTTTGATTCTTGTTTCGCGTCTTTGCTCATTTAACTTCCTCTCTAAGATGTGTTGGTTTACTTTTTTAATCAATCTTAATTGCGTACCTCTAGGAGCCGCGTCTAATTGCATAATTGCTTGGAATAGCGCTCTGTTGTCTTTACCCATGCTATCCACAAATCCTAATAATTTCTTAACTTCATTATCCATTGTAATTATCTCCCTGTTTATATTCATTATACCAGTCTGTGCCTTCTTCGTCAAGCCTTTTCTTTAAGCATGGGCTATTAGCGTCGGGCGTCCCTGGGGGGTAGCAAGGATGGGTCTCGACTATAAATTCTGTATCCTCTGTAATCTCTAACTTTATAGGATCTTTATCCTCTTTATACCTATCGTCTATGATCTTTCCATTTTCTACTAACTCCGCTAAGAACCCGATGTTAGCTGCTATGTGATCGACATGACTTAATCCACTTTCTTCGTCCTTATCTTGTCCTTCTAATAAAGCTACTAAATGCCTATTTAAACTATCAGCAAGTCCGTGATAGCTCATATGTTTACCACCACCTCTCCAGTTGTGCATACCATATTTCATTTCTCCATACATCATAGCTCTTGCACAAGCTCTCTGTAATGCACCAGGTACTAAAGATAGCCTGGGTTTCCCTTCATTAAAACGCTTAGCTTCACCCATCGCCATACTCTCCTTGTTGTATACGTACTAGTTTTTTTCTGATCATCATTAAAGCTACTCTTATCTGTTCATAAGGATCCGGATCATCTTGTCCAGGTAAAGGTAATGCCATATTTGGTAAACGTAATAAGTGTAACATAAATTCTATTTCATTATTGATCCCTTCCGCAGGGCTACTTTCTCTATCCATTGTTATCCCCAGATATTAAGTATATGTTTTCCTACAACTAATACGCCTGACCCCGCTATTAATCTTCCTATGATATGGATTATCTCCAATAAGATTACCTGTTTCACTGATCGCTCCCTTAGATTAAGATTAGAATTGCGGTTCGGACCCAATCGACTTCCTTGATGTCATAACCTTTAGCTTTTAATAGTTGTATAAATAAGGTAACAGTTTCGTCTACTTTTTCGTTCACTAATTCGTGCTCTTCTTTGGTGAGAGGCGTTCTATCTAATCCATTAACCTTCCACGTTCTGCTAATAAGTCCAGGTATTTGGTACTTACTGACACCAGAGCTGATCCTTGCCACTTTACAGATCTTTATCGCAGCTTTAACTGCTATAGCTTCTTCAAGCTTATGCATCTTAGGATCGTCAAAACCTAAGGACACTCCTGCGTTACTTCTTATCTTATGTACCACTTCATGTAATATAAGGTATATCTGTTGCTTTCCTCTCTTAACATAAATCTTATCTTCCTCTTCTACATAGACTGCGTCTGCGTCAGGGTGATAAGGTATCTTCTTTGTGATCTCATACTTCACGCCAAGGTCATCCAGGATCCTAGTACTAGTCCCTTGATACCTAGTACATGATACGCTAAGTAAACATAACATTAATATGATGAATGATTTATACATGTTACCCTCCATTCGATATACCTTTATTATACCTCATCCACATTTAATTGTCCATCTTTAAATTTGTATGCTTCAAATACAGGGTATCCTTCTGTGCTTGTCTTGCCCCAATAGTCTTGTACTGTGGCCTCTACAGTGATTCTATTCTTAGGAGCTATCGTTAACATGGCGTCGCACATCGTACTGCATATCTCATCCAAGCATTCTTTCCATTTCGACCTAGGAACTGCGTTGAGGGCTTCATCGTGTACATTAGCGTGGATCTTCGATCCGAATAATACATTATTCAACGTTGGGTCTTCCATCTTTTGATACAGCATAACGATCGCACGCTTCATACCGAGTGCCGCTGGGGTCTGCATAGTCTTACAATTAGACAGTTGATTCCTTGTTCTGTCAGCCAAGTAAACACCCATGATCTCTGTACAGTATTCAATCTTAATCGACTTCTTAAGTCTAGGAATGAACCGGGTCTTTTTAGGGTTTACTCTATATTTCCATAGCCTGCCGTTCCATGGTACATCGGCGCCAAACCAATCTTTAAACTCTGGGAATCTATCCCTTGCATAGGATAGCCATTTGTCTACCATGTTCTTCGTAACATCTTTATATCCTTTAGCCTTTACTCCGCTGTGCGCAGTGTCTACCATAAGACCTCCGGCCACTCCTAAACTTATTTGTTTGGTAGCATCTTGTCTTACTTTCTTAAGTCGTTTGTGCCGACTATCTGTCTTATCTTTGAGAATTGCGAGTCCTTCAGCTTCAGTGAGTTCTTCATTGTAGATATCGTTATACTGTACTGTGCACAACGCATCATGAATGTTAAGCCCAGTGTTAAGTAACTCACGCAAAGTAGAATGACCTGTTTCACGCTCAAGCACGGCGCTAGCCATAATAAACTCGAGGTTAGCGTAATCAACGTCAACGAATACATAATCTTCATCTGGGACGAACCCTTTTCTAAAATCGCCATCTCTAGGTACCTGCTGAAAGTTCATGGACGGGGTTGAGTGTACGAAGACTTTCTTCGGCTTCCCTGTCGCGGTTAATGCATTGGCCTTATCTCCTTTGTAAAGGTGGTAGTTACTACTCTTACATGAAGTGCGCAATGTCTTTACTATATTGTTAAAGTCTGGATGGATCCTATCGACGTCCATCTGTGGTATGAATGTAGTACAAGCCTTAAGGTTATTGCTGTACTCTAGTAGTGCATCGATGCGAGGATCATCAAAACCTGCCATGAATTCTAGCGTTTCTCTGTCTGTTGCTATCTCTCCAGTATCTGTCAGCTTTGGCACCTTAACCCCGTTTTCGGCGCATAATGTGTCAATTATGTCACGTTGTATCTTCTTAGATAGGACACCTTTCTCACTCATTATACCGTAGTCTTTGAGCTTCTCTTTGGCCTCTTCAAACTTAGGGATGTAGTAGTCCTTCAGGGTCTGTACTACTTCGGGATCTGTCCTGATTCCTTCAAGAGTCATACCACGTAGAGTATATGCCGATGCTACATTAAGCGGCTCCTGGTTGATAGAACCTGGACCTCTCTCAGCTCTTGCTTCTTCTTGTGCAATGTATATACAAAGTGTATACGCCGTATCAGATATAGCATACCTTACAAAGTCTCTTTCCCATTCACTAATTGGAGTACCGTCCACTTCTTCATATCTATAACGTACTGCGTCTTCATCCTTGTCGGCCGAAATATCAATACCTAACCAACGTTTAGTCAGAGCAGCTAATGCCATAGGGCAGTTAAGATCTCCCTTAGTCGACAGCATATAAAGCTGTTCACGGATCATGGTATCTGATATTAGTCCATCTTTAAGGGCATCCCATATACAAGGTATAATTCTAGGATCTACTTTCTTTGCAACGTGTAGGTCAAAGGCAGCGTTATGCGCGATCAATTTAATATTACCCGCCATGCTCATCAGAGCGAATATGTTACCTACTATGGCTATACCCTTCTCCTCAAAACAAGGATACAAATAATTATGAATTTTCTTCCCGTTGACTTCCATCACTTCGTAGTGACTCGCATCGCTGAACATATCTTCCTTCTCTAACGTACTAAAGGATATACAAACTGCTGGCGGGTTTACCTTATTCGGGTAAGCTATCAGATGAGTTTCGAAGTCGAAAGCAACCAATTTCATCTCTTGCATGTTTAATATCCTCCATTAGGAAATATAATTTCTCTACTTTGTTATTGGGAACTTCTAGGTTCCATAAGTCTTGGTGAATCTTCTCTAAGAAGTCCTCACACATTCCGACCATCTGGTCGCTATTTTTTACTTTTTGCCAAGCGCTTCTTGAGTCTTTCATTGGCCTTCTCCAGTTTATGTATCTTTTCTCCAGCTAGTTCGATAGTTTTTAGTAGGCCTTCTTTTTCTTCCTGTACTTCATAGAACCGATCTCTGTGGTTGAACCTAGGTCCTTCCACAACCAAGGTCCCGTCGGCACCTCTATAGCCTAGCTCGTAGTTGTCGTGCTTCCTAAAATACTCTTTCTGTTTATCTAGTTTTTCCGTAGTTAAATCTCCGGTAATACAGGAGTCTATCTCATCCTCTAGGTTGGCGATTTCTAGGATCAGTTCCTCTTGGTCTTTATTACTTAGATTCACTAACCCTCTTAATAGACTAAGGCGCTCTTGTATAAATCTTAAAAATAGTTTATCGCTGACTAACATGCCTTCTCCTATTTAGGTAGTATAACAGGGAACACCTTATATAAGCTATTCTTTCTGTTAGGTGATTTACAATATGTTACAATCGTTTGGACAGGTTCTGCCGCATATCCACTACTATCACTGAAGTCATCACCGCAGACTAAGCCGCCGTTAATAATGATCTTCCTTCCAAATTGTCTGAAACTGTGAAAGTGTCCTATCCTTAAGCCGTGTAGGATCATTTGATACTGCTCGGATCTGTTATTAAGATGTGTCCTTAGTATAGCTTCTGTAGATCCTTTAATCATATCTCCATGTTCGTACAGGATATTAGATCCTTGAATCTTCAGTACTGCACCGTACCCCTCTGGTATTATAAACTCAATGTTATCATACTTCAGTTTTTTAGTCAAGAGCTCTAATGTCTTATACACTGTCCACGTATATCCTTCCTTACCTTGTTGAAACATCGCTCTACTTTTACAAGATCTGTCATGATTTCCCGCTGTAGCTACTACCCTGATAGGCAATCCTACTAACGCTAGAGGTTCTATAACAGCTTCGAATAATATCTCTGTCACGTTGTACAGCTGCCCAGGGGTGCTCTCTTCGCAGGCCTTAGAACTATCTTCATGGAGCTTATCGTTGTGGATCATATCTCCATTCAGTCCTATCACAAAGTCTTCAACGTTATGTGTCCTGCTATTCCTGTCATACTCTTCTAGGAATACATTGACTAATTTCTTTAATCTTAGTCGGATCTTTTTATAATCATAGAACTTAGTTTTCAATCCTCCATGTATATCTGAGATATCTAGTGCCATGGTCATGTTAGCGTTTCCAACATTTAGGGTATTCGCTTTAGCCTTCTTGATGACTGTTCTATTTCCTGTCAACTTTGCAGCGATTCTAGTGAAGTCGTCTACTAAATGATCAGTAACATCCCATTCATCTAAGACCTTCTTTAACTTCTTATTGCTGGCCGTACGTCCTTTACGGGCCGTGGCAGCTTCTCTGATCATATCAATGGTCAATTTCTCGTTCTCACTCAGTTCGAATCTATCTTTATAACGATGAAATAAATTTCTATAATGGCTCTGATCATTTTGAAAGTTATACTTCTTGTTTAACTGCTTGGTGATCTTCTTCCAACTCACTCCATTCTTCAGCTTATGGAATAGATCTAATATACACTCATCTGGGTACTTCGACATCTATTTACTCCCTCGTTTGACTTCCACAATTTTGTCTTTATAGGCTTGATACTTCAGGAACCTAATCTTCTTACCTTTTCTCCGGGCCCAGTAGATTTCGTCTGTAACTCCTTTAGACTGCCGCCAGCCTTCGAGTATTAAGACCCATACTTCGTCCATCTTCTCTACCATCTTACGGTCAGTCTTCTTCCATGTCTCGTAGTCACCTTTCATTAACCCTGTCTTCTCTTGTTCATGGGATTGAGTGATCGGAGAGAACACTGTAATGCCTGCGACCGCTAATTTAGTTGAAACATATGTCAGCATTATGCGTCGCATAGCTTCTATATCTTTATGTGCGTGCGAGTAGGGCCCGGCTAAGTAAATAGCTTTATCTTGCCCTTCCTCTAAAAAATCTTGATTAGTAGACATCACCATTCTCCTCTATTTTCTTATCCTCATAAGGAGCGGTAACGCGTCTATAAAATTCTAGTTTACAGCCTTCGAGGGCTCCCATAATATCATTCATCGTGTTATAGCATTTACCGGTACGTTCCATATATTCTATAACGAGTTCTGTAAGAGCATAATTTAATTCTCCGGCATTTTTAGGACCGTCTCCTATTACTCGTTCTCTGTCATGGTCTTGTATATAAGGCATATATTATACTCCCGGTTTCTTTGCAGCTTCTATAGCACTCTGACGTGCCTTCTGTTTTTCTACTCTCTGCATTATATGTAATTTTTTTAGAAATGTCAAGTAGTCTTTGTGAATCTTTACGATAAAGGATGCAGGGATAAACATAGTCTCTCCCCCGCCGCCTAAGGATACTATACCTATAACCTTTCCTTCACTATTAAAAATAGGAGATCCTGAATGTCCAGGTATAGTAGCTAACTCGGCTCTGACATACATGGAGTGGATTCCATACCTAGGAATATCGACAAGATAATGATATAAAACTTTACCATATCTAGCGCTGTACCATGTACCTCGGCCGAAGCCTATAGTGTGAATCTCCTGTCCTCTCTTTACCTTTCCTAGATCTAATACCAAGGTCTCTCCTCTAGAGAACCCTACCTTGACTAAAGCTAGATCGTGAAGCTTATCAACGCCGACAACTAATCCATCTACTACCGTGTTGTTAACCAACTGAACTTTAACTTTATCTTTACCGTCTATTACATGTGCATTAGTTACTAAAAGGTTATGACTGATAAAGAATCCTGTACCGTGTCCTCGGCCGTTCATAATCATAGCTATATTGCCATTTTCATGTTCAACGAAATTCTCCTTAACGTACTGCACCGCCGACGGAGTGTGAACGATACCTGCTCCTAGCATTAGTCCTACTATTATAGTAAGTAATATTTTATTCAGTCTGGTCATCTAAAAACTCTCCGTTGTTGTCTGCTTCTTCTAATTCGTCTTTTAAGTCTTGGGTTACTGCCCAAGGATCTAATAAATCTGGCATTGGTTCTACACATACTATAAGGTCTCCGTTATCTTGAGGCATCACCAGTTCAGGACAGCCGTAAATAAATCTATCTATGTACATGAAGTCTCCCGATTTAGAGGCTCTCTCTAATTCCTTTTTAAAGTCTTTGTCAGGATTCTCTACCTTAATAATAATGTTAAATATCGATACTACTTGGCTTCTACTCTTCATTCTGCTTCTCCCTTTTCTTTTTCTTCCCGCTACAACATCCGCAACATCCGTGAACACCCATCCACTTTCTATCTGACTCCTTACAGGATGCCATAAAATCTGCGTTGGGGTGTCCTACCCCGCATTCACATATATCTTCTATTAGTCCCGTGTCAAATCTTCGTATCTGATCCACTGCCCAGTCAGGCTTTCTAATCCCTGGGAACTTCTGGTTTGGTGCATATCGTTCTGTTCTATCTGTTAGTGATAGAGAAAAGTCTGTATTACTTAAGTACCCGTTCGGTAAGATTACGAGCTTACAGGCCGGATAATGCTTCTTTATTACCGTTCGGGCACATACGATAAAAGGGTCGCTGGTCTCCATATAAAGAAAGTTCGGTCCTTTACCTAATCGCTTATTGTACCTATCCATATTTCGTTTGATGCAAGCCATCGCATCTAACTTACCGGGGCTCTTCATATTATCTTCCTCACCATACAGGGTTATCTGATTTAGTATATCTACAACAAGTATGCTTTTCCGCGCTGAGTGTAATGTGTGCGTCGGTTACGTCGGGATCCTTTGCCATGTCGCTGAACCAGTAAAAGTGTTCTAATGCTCTATCCCAATCCTCTGTCTGGATAGTATCGTGATACCACTTTCCTATTGCTTTATTATATAATCTGTATCCTACTGTGTACATACGTCACCGTCCTCCGTCTTCTTATCTATAAGTTTATCACACAGCTTAATTATTGTCAAGTCTTCTACGGGGTAAAAGTCCCAGGCGTCAACTCCTACATGAATCTTAGCGTCCTCAAAGTGTGTTTCGTCCTGCTCTGTTTGTACGTTCCATCTGGTGGCTGACCCAGCTTCATTATATTGTTCTTTAACATGTGTATGGCCGTGCACTATAATATCGGTCTTAGCTGCTTTAGCATTCACCCACGGGAACCTCGGATAGTGTTGTAGCATGAGACGATATCCTTGTAGATTAATACGCTTATGCCACGTAACGTCGTAGAAACCCGCTTCCATATATCTCCTAGCCTCGTTCTGGTCATGGTTTCCGAGGATGAGTATGATTCTACCGTTGAGAGCGCTAACAAGACGCTTAAGAAGACCGGTGCAGCGACGAAAACTGAAATCGCCAAGATGATAAACAATATCATGTGGGCCAATCTTTTCATTCCATTTCTTAATAAGGTCTTCATGCATTTCCTCTAGGTTCTTATACTGGCGCTGATTGTTCAACTGTCTCTTACACATCCTTACAATATTGCCATGCCAAAAGTGGTGATCTGATGTGAACCATTTCTTCATCTCTGCTTCCTCTTTAATCGTTTATATAGCAGTATCTTTTTATAGAGTAATGCAGATTCAGGAGTGTGATCAACATGACAACATAGGCCTAGGTCTGTCCAGTTCTTACGTAGTAATTCTATCTTTTCCCACATCAATATTACATAAGGTTTATTCTTCATGTTATCTCCGTTAAATTTAAAAGGGAGGGCCCATTTCCTGAGCTCCTCCCACGAGCCTGCCACAATATCTCTCCTCTTCCGAGGTGAAGATCGTCCTGGTGAATGGCCCTCCTTGCAGAGGCTAAGGCAGTCACGTTAACTTGTTGCATCTATTATAGAAAAGATGCTGATTTAACTTCTGCTATCTTTGCGTCTCGTTCGTCTGTAGTATCAAATGCTTCTTGTACTTGTCTTCCATTACGAAGAATAGCTACTGCGAAGAACTTCAACTTTCTTTCATCTGATGTCGGCTGGCCTTGAGCGTCTACTTCTACGGGGATCTCATGTGAAGCTGCTACTACCACGTCTACTGCTGAAGGGTTTACAAATACTGTGTCCCCTTGTATATCATTAAAGGTTAAAAAACTCATGTTATTGTCTCCATTTGTTGTACATCCTGAAATACATTCCTATCAGGCATATGTTCAAAACTAGGAGACCCCAATGTTGGTATGCGATGATCCATATGAACCATCCAGCCTCCGCTATCAATCCCATTACTGGGGCGTTCTTACTTTTATCACCTGCTAACCACATAGTGATAATTGTGAGTATCGAAATTGTAATCTCTGCTATTGTCTCTATCATCACAACTTCTCTTAAATCAAATGTAGGGTACGGACCGAAGTCCTTTAGTTTAATCTGGTCCCACAGGGTCAATTCCCTTAAGCACAACCCAAACCCCTACGATGCGTTCGGACCTATTTAAATGGTGGAGACGGCCAGAATCGAACTGGCGTCCATGGCGGTTCCGCGTGCGGCATTACCCCATGTCGAACCCTTCACGTCCCCATAACTTATTTATCTACTCTCTCTCGTACAAATCTAGGATGTCTAAACTTACCGTTCGGAGTAAGGCTCATAGCCTCCACTTCAATGATTTTTCCTATAGGAGGGTTTTTAAAGTACTGATCTCGTTGTGCGTCTGTTAGTCCTGTCCCTACTTTTCCCATGGGTGTCACTAAGGCGCCTGCTTTTCCTAAGTTCTTTCCTTTGCCTTCTATCATTTCTAATACTTCAACGTCGTGTGTCTCTACCGGCTTTACTTTGAATAGTCCTTCTGAGCTGCGTATAACTAATCCTTCATATCCCTTACGTACGGCGCTATCGAGTAAACCTTTTACTTCTTTCGGACGAAGTATAATACCGTCTGGATATCCTCCAAATAAGCGCATATCAAGTATAGGGTAGAGTTGGTATAGTGCTTCTTTACTTATCTCCTTTCCCTTGTGCGTCCGCACAGCAGATACTGAACTTTTCCAGTCTCCTAAATAGACTTCATATATTCCGTCGGGCATGTGTGGCAAATTATGTAAATCCTTTCCTGCACGGGACACCCACTGTCCGTTTTGTCTTATAGCTTGCACTCCGTCTATTTTATACGCCATGAAAGCTTTAGTAAGATCCCTGTCAAACCTATAAGTTTTGAATTTCAGGATCGATCTTCTTAAGTCTGTCATATGCCTCTTGTCCTAGTTTATCATATTTGCGTAATATGGTAGTTCTTATTTCTTTTACTTCGTCGTCCCTTTGTTCATAAGGGATATCATTCATTTGTCTTAAACACGTTTTAAGTATTCTTCTTAACTCCAATTTCTTATGTAACACTTCCTGTTCCTCGCATTTACCTCGATTATATGTACTTGACCCACTTTAAGGATTCGAACCTTAATTTCTGCACCAGCCATGGGACAAGTAGATATAAAAATTCCCAACGTACGATCTTAAAGGGGGAGGGGAAAGGGACGTACGTCGGGAAAAGGAGGGCATTATTCGATTCCAGTACTCTCGTCGAAAGTATCGGTAAAGGTTTCATTTGTATTTGTTGTTGGTGTATCTGATCCGAAGCTTAATACCTCCGCTGAGGTGTCTTCTTCGAAAACTTTCTTAACAGGTTTCTTCAAAAGTTTAACTGACTGTAGTTTAACTGAAGATCCTGCTACTGCTTTAGCTCCGCGTTTCTCATCCCCGTCTTGGAAGTATGAGATCAAAGCTAATTTAACTTTAACGATAGAACCCACCGGGAGTTCGTGGGTCATCACACCACTAAGGTCTGAATTACCGCCATCGCCGGCCGTTAGGCTTCCAAACAGGCCAGGTTTAAAGATACTCTTTGCTGTGACCTTGAGTCTTCCATCTGTAAATACATCAGGGTTGCGTTTTGTACCATTCGCTGTAGCATCTTTTAGATCGATAGTCTTTAGAGGAAGTCCATAATCAATAATTTCTTGGTCTGGACGTCTACCTCTTTCGTAAGCTAAATTAGCTTCATGAGCTTCTGTGATAGCTTCGATAGCTGCCTGGCCTTCATCTGTCTCTTGGTCAAACTCTAATTGTAAATTGTATTCAGGCTTCGTGCTGTTAAACTGTGTACCAGCTTTAACTACACGTGCAAATCCTGTGAGGGAAGGTCCCACCACGATGATTTCGCGGTTTGATTTATTCTTGGTTGTTTGTCTTGACGTACCTGTCATGTCTTTACTCCTAAGGTTTATTGGGGGCTTCCCCTTGTTCTTGTCCTAATTATAACTTATTTTGATTTAACTGTCAACTCTTTCTGTAATCTTTCGTACTCTTCTTTGGTTGTGGGAGGTACGTATACATCATATCGAGTTCGCAACATGCGAAGTAGTCGGCATTGTTCTAGGAAATACTGATAAGGGTGGCCTCTCTTAATATATTCTTTAACTACATGTCGACAAAGAGACTCATCTACAAAATCTATATGCATAGTACCCAGGTTGAATATAATCTGATTCGCTGTCTTGGGGCCTACCCCCTTTAGTCCTGGAATATTGTCTGTTGCATCTCCTGTTAGGACTTGGGTCCAGAAATGAGTATCGGATTGGTACTCCATCATAATAAACTGTTCGTCTTTGTTATAATTGTAGAACTCCGTCGGGATTTGAAGCATATCTTTGTCAATACTGGCGATTATCACGTTTTCTAGGCCGTGCTCGTAGGCTCTGATAGCTACTTTATCCTCACTCTCGATATAGAACTGTACTTTAGCTCCCCAGCATGCTACCATGTAGTTCTTTGCTGTTCGTAAATGAGTAGGACGCTGACAATCCTTTCGATTACCTTTGTAAGGCTTAGTTGTAGCTACGTGATTCCTGAAGATGTTCTTATTCTTATCGGCCTCGATATATAGTTCGTACCTACCGCTCCAAGTTTTACTTGTAATCCTGCGCATGTACTCGTCAACTATACGTCTTGCATCTTCTTCAGTCTCTCCTATGCCTGCCATGTATGCTATGGAATCGCCATCAATCAGGAGTGTCTTTTCCATCTTCTTCCTCCTTCTTCTTCTTTTTTATGTTTAGTCCGTGCTCTTTCGCTATGATGCCGCCTACTAGCTCAATTAGACTATCTATAGCTTTTTTGGCGTCTTCGGTAGTAGCTTCTCTTTTCTTAGCGTCTAAGAGGTGGATCATTTCCAGCGTTCCATGCTCGTAGCTTGGACGCTGCTTAACTAATACGGGCTCCTTAGGGTGAACGCTGATCATAGCTGTTAGGACATTATTCTTATATGCTTTATCTTTAGGGTCTACTATGCAGCATAGGACTTTATTCCCTGGGTTGGTAGTACAGTCGGCGGTGTGTAATACGTATAGATCACTAGCTTCTAGATTTAATATGGAGGATTCACCTATAATATCTTCTCGCTTGTATCTCTTAGACCAATTCTCGTTGACCATGTGAAACATGTCCCACCTAATGAGATTGTCTATGGTATCGCCTAGGTATTTACTATTATTCTTCGGAGTCTTCGCCATCCTCTTTACCCTCCATCTCTTTTAGTTTTTCCTCTGCTTTCTCGATCTTAGCTTCTAGCTTATCGAGCTTCTTCTCCGCTGCGCGTCGGGATTTCTTAACCTTGGTGCGCCTGTCTTGGTCCCAATGCATATCCCATTTGTCTCCTAGGCTCGCTTCCATGCGATTAACATATGTTTGGATCTCTTCTATTAACCCTTCGATATGCAACTGTCTTCTTGACATGTGATACTCTTCATTACTTGCTTCTGGTACTAACACGTCCACAAATGTGAAATGCTTTTCCAATTGGGTCCTTAGTTCTTCTAAGGCTGAGCATACATACCTGTTTGTCATATCACGTCTCCTGCGTCTGCGGGTTAATCTTAAGTTAGTCATTATTATCTTCTATCCTTTCGAGTAAATGAACTTTGTCTTCTTCTAATTCTTCAATAAACACTGGACCATACATAAGATTAACCATTCCAAATTCATACTCAAATCTGTGGAGGCGAATCTCTTTTTGTCGTCTCATCCATCCTATTAAACGCTCGTTGAATTTCCTAGTAGTCTCTCGTCCTAGGCCTATCATAGATACATCTAATTCTTCCTTAGGAATATCAAAGACTGTGGCTACATAGTCATAAAAGGTGTGGATAGGATCTTCGTCTTTACCGATGGCGGGGTATCCTGTTAAAGGAGCAGACTTTACTATACGTCTACCTTCCAGAGAGATAGATTGTCCTGGGTCTGCCATTTTCTTGTAGTTGTTGCGGGTACGTTTCTTCATTTTAATCTCTCCATTCACTTTGGTTCCACTCTTTTAACACCCAGTTTACAACCCTGGCTGTCTTTTCTACTGACTCCTCCCACGTTTCATCTGTGCGAGTGAGCTGTCTTGCCTGTGCTAGTGTGCTTATTATGTCTTCTTTACTATATCCTAATTCTTGTAGATTCTTCGCTGAGCTAATCGTCGCCCTGTGTGCGTCTTCTTTAGGGATTTGTCCTGCTATAAGATTCATCGTGGTTCTACTGAGCTTACCTTTCTGTGCTTCGTTGAAGGCTATCTGTTTCTTTTCTATTTCTTCATACTGTTCTTTACTACATCCTAATGACGCGAGCCAAGCTTCTAATTGTTCTGCTGTGATGACTTCTCCTACCTCTTCTAAAGGCTGAGAGTCTGTAGCTAAACGTGAGAGACGTGCAGGCTCAAAACATGCTGCATCTGCCTCTGGTAAAACTCTCTTCAGTCTTCTCATTATACTTCTATAATAGCATTTTCCTAGATCTTTGTCAAGGGCTATGATTACATGGAGGGATTTATTACCACTGAACACTATCGTGCGGTATGGTATCTTCCTGTCCCTTATAATGTTCCATTGTCTCTCTAATGAGTCTGCATCGAACTCTATGAGGATATTTCTACGTGCTGTAAGGTTCAGTTGCTTCCTGCTTGACCCTTCTTTAAGCGGATTAATACAGAAATACTTACCTTCAAGGAGATTCGCTGCGTCTTGTGCAGGTATAACATTCTTCGACTCTCTTGGACTGTCTACACACACGTTAACGAACTCTTTAACATTGAACAGCTTGTCTATGATTCTCTTTTTCATTGGTTAAGATTCTCCGGTACGAATAGTTTAGCTCCGTGATATCTGAGCGCACATAATACTTCTCCCATTTCTGTCCCCGCTTTAATACTTCTAGTGTGGTCGGCCCATTCTGCAGGTCTCAGCCACGCTATCTTCCCTTTGTTGATATCCTCTACATTGTGAGGTGAGTTATGATGATTATGATTAGGAAATACAAAATCTCCACCTTCAAAATATACTGCTACTACTTTATGGGTATCATCTTCATAAGGACGTCCGGCGTTGCACTCATAAGGAGTGTCATTCCAGTCGTCTCCCCGCTGAGTTTCAAAATTATCAGTGAAGTATAGTTTACCTTCTCCCCACCCTCCTTCGGCGTAGCATAACTTATATTGATCATGTTTCATTATTTGTCCTCCGGTTTGATCATATAGAATCCTCTGTACTTCCCATTGCGTCCGGCCTCGCAGCCATTCTCCACCAGTTTATTCCTGAAGGATTCAGCGTTAGGTATGTACGGCTGACGGTAACCGTTGGCGTTACCCCAGTCTAACATTGATTGATAAAGATCGCCACCCGGCATTAGTTCTCCTGTTGCTTTAACTCCTGGTGTGTAGCCCATGTCATTCATCCACAGTTCTATGATATGTCTTGGTCTGATCTCGTCTTCGTATGATGATAGTTCTGAAGGCGTGATAAATTTCGTAATCGGGCTCTTCTTTCTGTCCATAGGCACCAACCTAATAAGACGCTCGTGATCAAAATTGTCGAGAAAATCAAGATCAATACCTCCGCCGGTGTCCACAGAGTCGGAGTTAACAAACACTTGATGAATCCTTCTAAGGCCTGTTGTATCATTTAATAGCTCCCTTGCCGGCTTGTTCGACGTTCCTATTAATACTGACATTTTAGGCATCCTCATCTCTGACTGTGTATACATAGCCCTGAAGTTTACCTCATCGTCTGTCACGATCTGCTTAAATCGTGCCATATTCTTGACCGAAGAGCGGCCAGCGTCATCGAACCATGCTACATAGTTGTAGGCCAGGTTCATAAGGGAAAATTGGTCCTCCAAGCGATCGAAGTGTGTCTTCCATACGAAACCCATATCGTTGATGGTCTCTAGTAGTCGACGGACAGTTGTACTCTTTCCTGTCTTTTGGGTCTTGGATATAAATAGCAGCATCGCTTCATTTCCTTGGCGTAGTACTGCTTGGGGACCGTGGTGTAGTTTCATCTGGAGCTGCCAAAGAAAATGTCCAATAAAGGCTTTGGATCTCCTGAAGTCAACAGAATCTTCATCCGGGTAGAGCTTACCACAGATGGCTCTCGTGAATTCCGTAAGCATTTTATCGAATTCATCCTCGTTTTCAATAGGCGCAAACGTTTTACGAAGTTGCTGCTTTTTTTCGTCCCATTGTTTTTCCAGTACCGCTTCGAATTCAAGGGCGATGGTCTCTCTCGAAACGGATCCGGGTTTAAGTCCGTGAATCCTTGCATATTGTCTCCATGTTTCGTGCATCCTGTAGAAGAATGCCTTGTGATTTCTAACTAGGTCACCACGCTGGTAAATCCCATTGGGCTCAACCTTAACTTTATTTACTTCTGCGTACCCTTTAACAAACTCTTCACAACTAAGGTCTCGTCCTGCATTCATCGCTGATTGTAACAGTGTGTCATAGAATCCGGGTACGCCAGTTTGGTCGCTTTGTGAGTCCATTTTTAATCCACTGATTGCTTGGATGACTTTAAGACGTTCCTTTTCTAGTTCATCTTTGTCAATCTTCTTCATCTGATCTCCCCGATAATGTTAGGCTCTTGTGGTTTCTCTATGACTCTACCTCTTGACCAATGTCCCATACGCTCATCCCCCTCGGTTATACCTATAACTTCAAGCAAACTGCGTAAATCGTCAAGCTCAACTGCTGTAAGATTCAATTTTCGTCCAGGTAGTCGTAGTATATACTCAGATTCATCTGCCATAGTCAATGTGAGTCGCTCTGTCTTTGTATCTGTTGCTGAATATCCTTCGCCGTCCTTGGCGATCCATCTATAGTACTGTGCGCCATTGGTAGGATGTTGATTAACTTTCTTACGTGTGATTTCAAGTCGGTGCGTAATCTCGTCATTGTCAAGATATCCCATCTCCTCATAAACATATTCTCTTTTGCTGCTCATCCTATCCTCCTAGTATAAATAACTTTAAAACTGTGACTATAGGGTATACCACCCCGAAACCGATGATTAATGCGCCAAATATGTACACACCGACCAGTACTCCCTTCTCTAAGTTGCTCTTGACTTTCTTATGTCGATTAGGTAGTCCTCGTGACGCTATGATAATTCTCTCGTTTTCATTCATCATTTCCTGTAAAGTTCTCTCTTTACGTTCAGTCATTTTACTCATGAGTAATCTCCTAGTCTTTGCGCACGTAAATACGAGCGAAGTGCTTCTAATTCATCAACAACATCTTCTAATTCGTAGAATTCGGTGACATCTCCGTACTCGGCTTGGAGCCACTGTCGCGTATTTCCTACTCTATCTATGATTATCGCGACATGTTCATCGGGATGAAGGGTCATTACCCTGTTATTATCCTTAGCCATTGAGTTTCTCCCCGTTTACCTTGCCTGTTTTCTTGATTTCTTCTAACATGAAGCGTTTCGTCGCCATTAACTCTTGTATCAGGCAGTCTACATCCTCAAAGTTGAGCTCAATGCAGTTAGAAATGTTGTGTCCTACAGAATGGATACTTAGTTCTACTCCTAGTTCCCCTATACGCTCAATGAGTAATTGCTTTCTCTCTACTTTAAAGGTTATTTTCTTCATTATGTCCCTCCAAACCGAAACTTTTAGTTAATTCTTTTGTTATAGTTAGCGAAAACTCGTATTTTGGACCCTTTTCCGCTAAGTTTAAGCTCAACCAGTCTTTCCAGAGGTCGGGCCGGTCTAATTTGTTAAAATGCTCACATAAGTCGATTATGAGCGAGTAAGAGGTATCGATCTCGTCCAAATTAAGTCGAGGAAATATCAATATCAGCGTTGTCCACTCTATTTCTCTGTTGTCCATATTCACAATTGTATCATCTTTTTGTGATTTTGTCAACTATTCTTCTAAATGCCTCTTTAATTAGGTCGAAAGGTGTTAAACTCTTCCATGCTTTTTTTATATCCCGTAACTGTCTATCATTTCGGTTTAATGCTCTGTCATATTCTCTTATCCATCCTGAATTGCCGTTCATAGGATCTTTAAGGTAATATGGGGCTCTAGGCCTATTCATAAAGTTAGTTTTAGGAATAAATATACTATCCTTCATGTATCACACTCCTTAAGGCCTCTATCGCCGCCCTGGCTGCCTTTAAATGAACTCCTGATGTTAGAACACTATCTTCATTGCGTTCTCTTATCTCTTCGTCTAGCAGCGCTTCTACGGCTACTCCTATGTTGTCTAGTCTGTCTATCTCAGACCCTGCGAGATCTCTAAGTCTTACGATCTTTTTACTCATTTTCTCCTCCCTTAACTAGATCCTTCATAAGCTCTTCTAACGTGTTGAAATGGTTAATATAGTCCTCTTTAAGGCCTAAGTATTTGATTACTTGCTTACAGACCTTACGTTCCTTCTTATCCATCTTTGCGTAACGTGCCTTCTGGTCGTGTCTAATCTTTGTCGCGATCTTCTTGTTCTGGCGCACTTTATATAATGCTATCAACGATGCGCTCATGCCTATAAATGTTCCTAAGTGGTTGCCCCACTCTGCTATCAGTGAGATGTCCATAATGTCCTCCCCTAGACCATAAACATAAAAAAATATACAAATGATAATGTACAGGCTATACCTGCTATGAAGTTAAACATGTTAGGCCTCCAATGAGTTGTAATGACCTGAAGTAAGGAGCGTACGCATTGTATTCTCTATCTGTTCCTTCGTAAGTATAGAACCTATGCTCTTGTTCTGTATTAGAGGGTCTAATCCTTCGTGTAACGCTGTAACGTAGACGACTAAGGCCTTACGTATAGGTAAATCCTTAACTACTGATACTGTGCCATTGCTGGTCTGATATGATACTTGGTAATCGTCCCATGAATTGTTCATTATACTACCTCAATTGTTACAGTCGCTAGAAAATTCTTAGAATCTACCTTAATGATATCAGTTTCAGTGTCAAGGTAGAATATAACACAAGGGACCTTCGCGCGAGGGCCCCATTGATTAACCGTGAAAGGGTCGATAGCTTTGAACGTTTCTGTTTTTATCATAGAGTTTGCTAATTCGCCATAGTTATAAGCTTTATGCTCTCTCCAAGCATCGTCCTTTATTACGTCTGAAGTAGATAGATTTTTCTTTATAGCTATATATTTACGTCCATCTATCTCTTTTATTTTTGTTTTGAATTGTACTAACATTCGAGCCTCCCTTTGTTTCCCTTTATGACTTAATTATAGCACACCTCGTATTTATTTGTCAACATTTTCACAGTGTCAATCGTTATATATTTATAACCAGGAGTCTACACTATGAAACAATGCTCAAAATGTAAAAAATCAAAGGAATTATCTGAATTTTATGCGCAAAAAGGAGGAAAGTTAGGCAAACGAGGTGCATGTAAACAATGTGTTAAAGAGTATGCTTCTCTTCCGTCCACTAGAAAACGTAACAACGCTGCCTGTAGAGCCTATTATCAAGAAAATAAGGATAAGAATAGGGTTAAGCGTGCAAAGCGTAGAGCGGCTCTTAAAAGGGCTCTGTGTGATTGTTGTAGTTCTAAGGATTATACATCTTTCGAAGCTACTCGACCTGAAGGTGATTATCACTTAGATCACATTATTCCTCTATCTAAAGGCGGGAAACATTGTCTTAAGAATTTCCAATGGCTTACTGCATTTGATAATAGGTCGAAGAAGGATAAAATTGTTTCTTAATAAAGTTTTTACTTTTAGTTGGCGTGCGTAAATGAGCGCGCTTGACGCAGCATACTTTTAATCCCTCTCTTTCGGAATGACATCTGTGACACTGATAAGGTCTAATTTTATACTTTTTATATTTTTTCTATTCAACTTTTAACTGTCACTTGTCATAATGTAGAGAAATAGGGTTAGATTTAGGGGTAAAAGGTGTCCAGAGTATAGTGTGAGAGGGGTAGTCTTTACAATGTCTTTAATGACACCTGTGTGACACCTAGTGACGCTTATGTAAAGATTAGGGCGTTTTCTCTTAACAATAGCACTGATAAGGTCCAACATTAAGTAAGAATGACAGGTCAATGACAGCATAATGACACCCTACTGTCACACTTTAGGGATAAAATAAGGATAGAAAGTCAAACAAAAAAGAGGGGGAGGGTAAAAAATCCTTGACACTTATTGTTTAATATGGGAGGACTGATTTCCTTACAGGCTT